TCAACTATTCAAGAGTTTCTCGATGGTCTTATCAAGCATTGTTACAAGTTCGCCCCTATTCGCATCAATGACCTGCTTTGTCGTTTTCCAATTACCTTTGTGGTAATTCGCTTGCTTCTCAGGGTCATATAAGTAAGGCGCGTATTTGCGATTGTTGCCGACAATAACTTGATTGCCGTTTGGCTTCGTTGTCCATGACCGCCCCGCGTCGCCTGTCCGATTGTACGGAACGCTAATTTCTCCGGCGTTGAGTTTCGCGAAGAACGCCCGACGCTGTTTATCACTCCAATATTGTGACTGCTTTTGTCGTCTAACGGGCGGATAAGTCGCAAGTTTTGACTCCAGGTGCTTGCCTGTCGCCATTAACGCCGTGTCCAGTACTTTGTCGTTTGTGGTCACGCGATCAAGGAATTTCTGCAAGCTCTCCGCTTCAAACGTTAGCTTAATTGTGGTCATTGTGTTTTTTAAGCCTTGCTAATTTATTGATAGCCTTGTCACGGTCAATTTGTATTATTTCAATGTGTTCGCTAAGTTTTTCTTCATAAACAGCTAGCATGTTTCTAGTTGCATCTAAGAATATTCGCAACCTTTCGCGCTCTCGATTTAATTCTGCACATTGTGTTTTATATGTTTCAATTTCTTGTTGAAGTTGCTTTATTATAAATGACTCTAGTTTTTTGTTCATGATACCCCCGTTATGTTTTCAAACGACACCCAACACCGACAACGAACGTGAAGTGGAGGCATCCCCTGACCGTCAAAGTCAGGGTTACGCCCTGCGACGGTTGACCGCTTGCCGTTTAATGGCGAACAAATCGGACACACTTTTTCATCTCTAGCGGTGTTGAATACGCCTAGCATCGTCGCGCCTTGCGCTTCAAGTTCGGCTATCACCATGCGTTGTCCTTCACTGGCGGCGCGTGTTACCTCCGTGACCGCAATCATTTCGCTACGGACAGGGCTATACATCGAATTAAGCCGATTAATTAACGTATTCTTGTCCTGCGCTTCGGTGTAAAAGTCGCTTATGAGTTTCTGTAAATGCTTCTTGCGGGTTTCCGTAATCCCACTCACTAAATCGAACCCATAAGAACTGGCAAAGCTGACCGCCTCTTGATTGACAAGCGCAAAGTCAATGCCATAAGCAAATTCATCAATGACGGACATAGCCGAAGCAATAAACGTCTTTTCAAGTTCGGGCGTGATCGCATCACGGAACAACTTACTAACCTCTTGCCATTGTTCAAACGACAAATCACTAGGCGCGTCAACATTCAGGCTAGTTAAAATTAAGTTGCGGACTTGTTCGTTCGCTTCGCCTAATGTCTTTGCAAGCGCGCGTTCAAACTTTTGTTTTTCACCGTCGGTTAACGTCATCTTGCCAACCTTTTACCGTGACCGACCCAATGCCTTTAATCTTCATGAGTTGCTCAGGGAAGTAATTCAAAACAATTTCAAATTGTTTGACCCGTTCAATACCCGCGCCCCTTAATAGTTCTTTGTGGTTGTCGTCAATCGGCAGAATGTCAATGGGTGCGCTATGCGTGTTGAACGTATTGTAAATACTGACAAGGTGCTGCAAATGCCCTTGCTTCTCGTTAATCTGCGCTTCGGTTGTCTTGATCGCTTCTTTGATAATCGCGTTAATGTCAATCACTTTAATACTCCCATTGTTTACTGTGGTTATGGCTATTGTCTAATGCAATCGCGCCACTAAAAACGCGCTTAATATCGTCCGCGCTTGTGCAGGTCTCAAGATGTCCCTTAATCGCGCCTAGCAACGATTCCGGTATTAAATCGCTGTCGAAGTCAAAATCTAACGCCTTACCTTGTTTCAATTTGTTCTTTGCTTTGGTCTCGTACTTGCTCAGGTCGTCAAGCATTGAGCGCGTCGGTTGTTCGATAACCTGAACCGGTTCTTGTGCTTGTTGCGCTTGTAGTTCCACCTGATATGCTTCAATCATTTCTTTGTGTGCATCGTCAATGTCGAACCCTAGCAAGTCAAGCGAAACCAATAACGGGACCCCTGCGCTAATCATATTCGTAAGCCCGACCGCCCGTTGGCTCATGTCATCTTCAAAGATGTCAAGTTGCTTTTCGTAAAAGCTCAACATCGGCAAGCCATTAATGACGAAGAACGGGTTCAAACTATCTTCAATGAGGCGGAGAAGGGGCGTGATTGTGCTTGTGTAGAATGTTCGGCGGTCGCTTACGGCGGTCGCATAGTTTGACGCGGAGGCATTCACAAGGGTTTCCGGAACACCCAACGACACAAGAATATCCTTTTTCATGTGATCTTCAATCGGTAACAACCCGTTTAAGGTCTTGCTACTGTCGCCTAGTGATTTTACGTCAATATTTTGACCGGTTACAAGCGGTTTGTTCTTGCGGTCGCTAGTCATGCCCCTAAAGAAGCGTTCAAACCATGATATAACGCGCTCTTGTTCGGCTTGCGGTGTCTGGTTGAAGTTCTCTATCTGTACAAGCGACGGGTTAACGCCTCCGCTGTCAAGGTAACTTTGTGTAAAGTCCTGAGAACTATCAATTAACCGTGCCGACTTTAACGCCGTGACCGCAGGAGCTTCACCGTGCCCGATTTCTTTGTCACGAACGGGTAAGTAGATGTGCGCTAATTCGCTTTTATCATAGTGGAGTTCATCAAAGCCTAGTTTGCGAACGAAGCCTATAAGTCCGTCCATCTTACTATATTTTGGTTCGATGCTTTCAGGGTGCAACCGTCGGAGCTCTTGTTGTGTTCCGTTCATGTTACGATCTTCAAGCGTCACGTAAGAACGCCCGTATAATTGAATATCGCCAGCGACTTGATTAAGCAGGTGTGACCAATTAACTGTTAGCGTGGTTTCTTCAAAATCTTGATAATTGAACGGAACACCTGCGACACTATCCGCTATAATATCAACCGCGCGCCGAAGGTGCGGAATTTCTTTATAGTATTGATAGATGTCCTCCGCGTCATGCCCTAACATCTTGTTCAGGCTTTGCCATGACGATTCAGGGAACGAGTGAAGCGGAATTGCTTTTAACCCGCTTGAAGTGACCGTGTGAATATATGCTTCTTTGTTCATGTTTTCACCTAATAATCTATGAGAAGTGAACCGCGTCCGGTGTGGTAAGCATAGTTTGCTAACGCTAGCGCAATCACACAATCATCATGTAACCCTGCCGGCGCGTTGTATCGAAAGTTGCCACTCGGTAACGCCTCAACCGTGTAGGCTTTAAGTTCGCCTAATAAAATCGGGTCGTTAAGTATGCCGACGGTTTCTTGTTCAAGGTTCAACGCTAGTGTATTGATTAAATCTTTTTTGCTTTGTGCGGTTGTGGCAAAGGGTGTAACGGGTAAGCCCCGCTTTTGTAGTTCCTCAATGTTAGGTGCGCCAATGCTGTTCGACTCCGCTAGGATAACAACGGGCTTGTATCGGGTGTACATCGTTATTAGCCGGTCTCGTTGTAAAGTCCAATCAATTTGATTGAAGCGTTGCATCTCTAGCATCTTGCCGGTGTCCATGTCAAGCGCAACAATCACGGTGTAGTCGTTCGTCCGCCCCCAATCCACGCCGAAGCAAACGCGCTTATATACCGTCGGTGGGTCACTTATGCAAGCCTCAAGGTTACGGAATACCGCCCCACCGTCATCAAGAAACACCGCTTCATACTCTTGTTGATAGACGCGCTCAGGGGTATGTCGTTTAATGTCCTCAAGTTCGGACACGGGTATAAGTGGGGATGTTGAGCTAGGCGCGTGGAACGTTTTCCAATTGGGTTGTTGGGGGTCAAGCCCGCGCAGGTATAACGTGTGAAAGTCGTTACCCGTCCCGTTTGGCGAAGAACTAAACGTCGCGCCTCCGCCGGTGGTTGCTAACATCGGGCGCAGAATTTCGTCCCATATTCCGTTTTTAATAAACGCCGCTTCATCTATAAAGATGTGGTCAAGCCCTTCGCCGCGCAGGTTGTCCGGTTCATGAAGCGAAACAAATTGTAAATGCCCACCGTCCGGCAGGCTTATGATCAAGTCGCTATTGTTTACATATAGTTCTGGAACGCCTTTAAGCGCTTGCTTGACCTTTGGGAACACGCGCTTATTATTTTGATGCGTCGGGCTACAGAACCAAAGCCGTTGACCATCAACCAACCGGTGTACCATAGCAAGAATAAGCGTTTCCGTCTTGCCCCACCGGCGACCGATGCACAACACCCGAAATCGCGTTTTGTCGGTCAAGATGCCTGCTTGTAGGTCGTGCGGTTCTTTAACTGTAATCCTTACCGTTTTCATATTCTATCCGTATAGATAACTTTTCGCCTTGCGTCGTCATGTCTACACGTTGTTGCGGTGTCCCTAACGCATATTCAAGCAATTTCGTTGCGCTTTGGTATTGAACATGTTCGCTTTTTGCCCCGTCCATCAATTCAATTAACTTTTGCACGGCTTTGTGGCTTGCCTCCGCTATTGATTTCATTGTTTGGGATTGTGTATTTGCCTCCGCTATTGATTTCATTGTTTGAAATTGTGTATTTTGATGGATGCGAAGCGCGACATCTTCAAGATAGTCTCGTTCATCGGCGTTAAACGCTTCATAGAACCGTTGGCGGGGGACGTTAATTTGTTTCAAGCAGGCGGACAAAGATAACTCAAGATGTTGAGACCGATGCAATACATAACGTTGACCGATTGACGACAATTGAT